ATTTCTACCTGCCAACCTTTGTCCTCTGCTATCTTTACCAAGTTATGTACTGCCGCCTGGGTGTTGATACATAAGATGAACACAGAAGAACCTGTTACCATGTGTTCCCAGTTTACTACGATCCGCACTCCATCAGGGCAAAGATCATGTATCTTCAGTATGCCTTGTCTTATTTTCATTTTCTATAGAACAATCTACTACTAATACATGCGTTGCAGGTAAAGCCATTTTTGTGCCTTTACTCAACCTTACTTTTGCGCTTTTAGCACCTAATTTTGTTTTAAGGTCGTCCACAAACGAACTATAATTTATCTGTTGTTCACCGCACCAAGTCTTTAACGGTTTAGGAATAAGGTACGCACGTTTTAAATCCGTCTCGTATCGCGCAACAAACCTAACTCTTGCGCGTTCTTCAGGTATAATAAGTTCTGAAACCTCGTCATCAACCTCACCGTCTTGCTTACGCAAATCATCTGTGCTTTTTATCCATAACACATTACTCCAATGTTCATGTATGTAGTTGTTAAGAGTTTCTTCTACAGATATGCTCATATCTTCAACTTGGTTTCTGTTAGTTTTTAATAAATCTACTGCCCACGCAAATACTTTTTTTGTATCGTAATTAATAAGGTTTAACCTATTTGCTAATAATATTCCTGTTATCGTACAAGAGACAAGTATAGACCAAAACCTATTTTCAGCTTTTAACCCTGCGGCTTTATCAACTTTTGTCTGAACCTCAATAAGAAGTTTTTTAACCTCGTCTAAATTATTCATAACATATTGTATATATACTTTACCTGCATGACCGTAGTTATTATCTATGGCGGCTAAAAGTTCATCAGTTTCTTTTTTAGTATCAAAAACTTTCCCTGCTACTTTACATTCTAATATTCTTTGTGCTTCGGCTTTAGGTATTGCTTTATACAAACTTATTTTTTCTATCATGCTTACGTTAGCCGATGTAACACAAATTAATTTCCAAGGTTTACCCCTAGCCCGTTCTACATTACTATTTGCTGACATACGCCCACGTTGTTTACCACCTGTAATTTGGTAGGCTAAAATAGACATTTCTTTACCTGACATATTTGTAATTTCATCAAGCATAAGAGGGAGGCTGTGGTATAATTCACCCCTGTTCATACTGAAAGCTGCCGTATCTCGTTCTTCTAAAAGTAGTTGTGATGGGTTTCCCCATATAGATAAGCCTGCTTTCATAGCAGTTGTTTTACCTACACCTGTAAGCCCATTTAAATGTAACCCTGCGCAGTTTATGGGAGCTAACGCCATAAGTGGAGAACCAAAAGACGTACCAATTATAAATTGATGGAGTTCAAAGTTGTCACGATTATAAAAATTTACCGTACTCTTCCAATCCTCTAATGTGCCTTTAGGTTTAAACGTAGGAAACAACGGTAATGTTGGTGTAGAAGGGGGGTTAAATTTTATAGTATCTTTTCGCACCTCTTCATTACCAAGAACAAACCCATCAAATTCATCATCTGCCCAACCAAACTGCCTCCGTGCTTCATCAGCTTCGCTTTGCATCTGTAGTTCATTTACCCACGTCGTTGTGTATTGCATAAGTTCATCCATCCTTGTTACTGCTATGCCCTGCATAGATAGTTGTTTTCTTAGTTCTTCTTTTGATGTTACAGAAGTTAATGGCACTGTAAACTCCCTTACCCCATCTCTTGGCAAGTGAAGTTTCATTACAATAGCTTCTCCAATCTCCACATCACGTATACGGTTAACAACATATAAGTCGTTATGGTATATCTGTTTATCCTCTGGATCTCCATCTGCGTTAGTGAATCTTACATACACCCCACCGTTTGCACCTCTGAAGTAAGGCTCTGGGTATTTAGGTATTTCTGAATCAATAGGAGCTTTCTTTATCTCTATACCTAAAGCTAACGGACTATCTAGTTTACCAAAATTATGACAACCTGCACAAATATCAGGGCTATGTTCATCAAATGTTGTGCATCTGTAAGCCCCTGCTATACCGTCTGCTTTCCGTTGCGTTGCTTCTTCTGAATACCCTGCGTGTCCTTCAGATATAACTTTTATAGCTTTAACGGAGTCCTTACATTCGTTTGCTATGGATATACCCCCCCTCCATAAGGGTTCACTAATACTCTCCCTATTCTGTATTATGTATTTAATCTGGTCGCATCCTGTACCCTTGAGACTTTTAATTAGTATAGTTTTAAAACTGTATTGAGAATTTTCTCTCCGATGTTCTTTTAACGCACTTTTTAGAGAGTCAACCTTCACAGGTACAGGTATGTTGTTTCCGCCTAACAGTTTCGTAAAACTCTCAAAGTTCACAAGCCTGGGTTCTTCGATGCCAAGGAACTTAACTTGTTTAGGTGTGTCACCCTTATGATTGTGGGTCCCTGGCACACGTAATACTCTAGCCGTGTCAGCCGTAACCGCAGGGTCAGCTCTCAATCCATGCTCTACACACATCTTCTTTAGTTGAAGTGCTATAGGAGTCCACTCGTCAGGATGCACGGTATCTTCTAATATCCAGTAGACATGTACCCCATACCCAGAACTCACCATAACAGGTTTAGGTAAGGATAACGTCTTCACGAATGCGCGCAGAGCGTTGATTGCTTCTGTTTGACTTGGGTAGTCTTTACCCTCTCCACAATCTAAGTCTAAGAAAAATGACTTAAGGTGCTGTACGTTATCGCTCTTACGACTGTTACCATCTTTAAATGTGGCTAGCCCGTAAAAGGTATTAAGCTTTTGTGTATCTAGGTTGTTTGCGGCATGCATAACTGCATCAATAGAATCATAAAATTTCTGTATTCTGCGTTCATCATTAAAAGCTAGAACGCTGTAGTATCCGTCACTCCCTAGTACATTTTCTAAAAATGTTTTTGTTTCCATAATCTCCACCCATAATGAGTGCCGAAGACACCACGACAGAATACGACACATTATTCTTTCGGTAAATACCTAGTCGTGGTGGAGTGCTAATGATTAGTCCCAATCATCAATTATTGCACTCAAGTCATCATCACTAGAAGTAGCGGGTGGGGCCGACTTCTTAACAACTTTCTTAGGTTCTTCGACAACTTCCTCCTCTTCTACAGGAGCAGGAGTTGCTTCTTGTTCAAAAGGGTTTGTATCCCCTTCTATGGTAAAACCATCAACAGTATCAAAAGGATTTCTATCCTCTAGAGGTACGTACTTAACAACCTGCACAGCTTTCAAACGTAAGTTTACGTTCTGCTTACCGCCAAAGTCATAAGGGTTAAATGTTACAGCAACATTCACAGTGCTACCCGTTGTAAGTAAGAAGTCATCTGGTAACTTCGTACCCTGTGCGTCAACTTGCAAAGGCTTGATTGTTTTGTTGTTGCTATATGCACCCTTCAAGTTAGCCTTGTGGGTAAACATACCTTCGTCGTCTTTGACAAATGGACGCTCTAACTTTTCTGCCCACTTATCTTTCTTGTTTGCTTGGTAAGACTTAGACATTTCCATGTATAAAGCCTTTGCGGTAACGTCATCCATACGAAATTGTATAGAGTATTCTGCACCGTCGTCTAATGCACCGCAAGGCATAGACTTGTTTACCTTACTATCAAAATGATAGGTGGTATTAATTTTAGGCCAAAGAGCCTCTACATTTTTTATTATATACGTTTCCATATTCGCTTCTCCACTTCCTATTTATATATCTTCGTCTAGATCAACAAAATCTAGATCGTCTTCAGTCTTCACACTACCGTTGTTATTATTTTTTTCGGCAGTAGTTAATGCGTCGGCTACGTCTCCAACACGAAACCTATAAGTATTACCTATTTTAACGTAGGTATCTTTAGGGATATGTTCTTGACGTACCCAAGCGCGTACAGTCGATATAGACACACTAAAGTGTTTAGCTACATCTTCTATTGGTACAAAAGGTTCGTTCATTTTTTCCTCACAGAAATTACTAGCTCCGTCTCAGTGTTTAAAGAGTCTGGAACTAAGGTTGGGTTTTCTTCTAGGAATTGTTTTATGTTGGTCTGGTTTAGACGCTTATCAAGAAGTTCTGGTACGTTATGCTCTTTGATAAAGGTGTGCATAGCATCCCAATCACTTGTCCAATACTTCGTCTTTTTAGATCGAAAAAACAATCCTTCAGAAGTTCTTACGCTTTCTGCATTGTGTCTCTCACAATGGTCAAGCATTGCCTGTTTCAAACGGTCAAGCTTCCTTGAAAGGTCGCCGTCTGTTTCTTTAAACTGCGCCGATAACGCAGATCGTTCTGCTCTTATTTTAATGTAAGCTTTTGCTAGCTTATCTGGTGTTATATCTTTCATAACTCTCTCCTCTAACTATCAGAATATAACATATAGTTACTAATGATACGTTAGTCAAGTATTTCTTTGTATAAATCTGTAAGTTTTGCGTGAACGTTTATTCTTTTATCTAATAACTTGTAAACGTGTCTTTCAGCGGCAGACCCTTGCAGTTGCACTACAGTAGATTTGTGCTTCTGTCCTGACCTATGCACCCTAGCGTTTGCTTGGTCGTATGTTTCCAACGAACTTGTAGGTCCCCACCATACTACTGTGTTAGCGGCTGTTAACGTGACACCGTGTGCAGCGGCTTGTGGTTGTATAACTAAAACTCTAGGGTCTACGGACTCTTGAAAATCTTTAAATATACTTGTCCTTCTGTGGGCAGGTACATCACCACGTATAACTTCAGTTGTTATATTCTCGCCTCTCAACTTATCTGTTAATATATCAATGACATGTTTAAAAGGTACAAATATTAACACCTTCTGGCTTGACTCATCAATGACCTCCCGTAAGACTT